TGGGGGTTGTAATTTTTAAAACAATCCCCATATAAATAACTATGACAACGCCATAAGGGTTGTCATTTAAATTAAAATAAACTTTGCTTAATAAAGGAGGTTTGTATGACAAACAAAGCACTAAGTATATTCAATCAATTGAGACCAGTAACAGTTGGTTTCGATAATGTTTTCGACCATTTCGAAAGAATGTTTGATGACGACTTTAGAGGACTTTCTGTCCCTAATTTTCCACCATATAACATTGTAAAGACAGGTAAAAATTCTTATGATGTTGAACTTGCATTAGCAGGTTATTCTAAAAAAGATATTGATGTATCTTTGGAAGATGGTGTATTAACTATTAAATCAGTAAAATCTGAGGAAGAAAAAGAAGTTGAAGACAATAATGGTGTATTACACCAAGGTATTGCAAAGCGATTCTTTTCAAAAGCCTTCACAATTGCTGATGATGTAGAAGTAAAGGGCGCTGAATTAAAAGACGGCCTATTAAAAGTGTCTATGGAAAGAGTTGTTCCAGAGCACAAAAAAGCAAGAACAATTGACATTAAATAATTGTTTTTACTAGAGGCGTTCCAGCATTGACATTGGGACGCCTTTAGTGTATATTATAAAAATGCGGATATCGTATAAAAGTATTACAGCGGGTTACCAACTCGCAGAACTTGGGGCAGTACCAAGTATCCGCTCCAATTTAATTATGAGAGGAACTATATAATGAACTTAACAAGTGATACAGTTGCCATTCTGAAAAACTTTTCAGATATTAACCAAAACATTTTGGTAAAACCAGGCAACAAATTACAAACCATCTCTACTTTGAAAAACATCTTAGCTGAAGCTGATGTAACAGAGAAGTTTGAACAAGAGTTTGCTATCTATGATTTACCAGAGTTTTTGAGAGCAGTGGATTTATTTGATAAATCTGAACTGAACTTTAACGGTGGTCAATCTTTAGCAATTAAAGACGCAAATGGTAAACAATCTATTAAATACTATTTTGCAGATAAATCAGTAGTAGTTGCACCTACTAAAATGATAAACATGCCAGATAAGTATGTTACATTTTCTTTGAAAAAAGATGTGTTTGAAAAACTTATGAAAGGTGTTACAACACTTAATCTACCAGACATTTCTGTTACAGGTGATGGTAAAGAGATTAAACTTGTTGCTACTGATAAGAAAACACCATCATCAAACGATTATTCATTAGTTATCGGTGAAACAGATAAGACATTTAATGCTTATTTTAAAACTGAAAACTTTAAAATGATTCGTGATGATTATGATGTTGCGATTTCTTCACAAAAAATCTCACACTTCATAAATAGAAATAAACCAATTCAATATTGGGTTGCTATCGAGCCAGATAGTGAATTTTAAATTATGAAACAAGTGAGGATTATATTATGTCAGAATACCTATGGGTCGAAAAGTATCGACCAAAAACGATTAGTGAGTGTATATTAAGTGAAGATATTAAGAAAACATTTGCTGAATTTCTAAAACAAAAAGAAATACCTAATCTGTTATTATCCGGTACACAAGGTACTGGTAAGACCACAGTTGCTCGTGCTTTATGTGAGGAACTTGGTGCAGATTATATCATTATCAACGGTTCAGATGAAGGCCGTCAGATTGATACATTAAGAAACAAGATTAAAAACTTTGCTTCAACTGTATCATTAACTGAACAATCAAATCATAAAGTGGTGATTGTTGATGAGGCAGACTATATGAATGCCGAATCAGTACAACCTGCTTTAAGAAACTTCATTGAAACATTTTACAAAAATTGTAGATTTATCTTTACTTGTAATTACAAGAACAAGATTTTACCTGCTCTTCACAGTAGATGTACCGTCATTGACTTTGCTATTAAGAACGGTCAAAAAGTAAAGACAGCACAGGCATTATTAAAAAGGCTAGGCAAAGTCCTTGATGATGAACAAGTTGAATATGATAACAAAGTATTAGCTGAACTAATACAAAAATACTATCCTGATTTCAGACGGACTATCAATGAACTACAAAGATATTCTGTTAGAGGTAAGATTGATAGTGGTATTTTGTTTAGTTTATCTGAGGCAAATACAAAAGAACTTGTCAAAGTCTTAAAAGAAAAAAGATTTAATGACATGCGTAAATGGGTTATTAACAATCTTGATAAAGAACCATCATCATTGTTTACCACTATTTACGAGTTGATGTATTCTGCTTTAGATTCATCTTCTATACCTCAATCAATATTAATCATTGCTGGTTATCAGTATAAGTCTGCTTTTGTGGCAGACCAAGAGATTAATATGGTTGCGTGTTTAACTGAAATCATGGCTAATTGTAAGTTTAAATAATGTACGAGTTAAAGGATTATTTAAAGGCTATCAATGAAACCAAAGAACCATTGTTAGACACAGAGGATATAATGTGGGAGAAAAAGTATCCTACATTTATTATTAACAGATGTTTGTCTATGTTCTATGATACAATTATGCATAGTAACGAGATGAATGGTTTACATTTTCTACCAAAGCGTATGCAATTTCACTATTTTATAAATAGTATCAGAAAGAAAAAGCGATTTGGTGGGAAGTGGCTTTCGCAAAAGAAAGTTAAAGACCTTGAAGTAATAAAAGAGTATTATGGTTATAGTAATCAAAAGGCAAAAGAAGCTCTTAACCTACTTTCAGATGACCAAATTGAAAAAATAAAAATTGGCCTGATAAAAGGTGGGAGAAAAAAATGAGTGAAGTTACTATAAATTGGTCGCCAAGTGATATGTTAGAAGTCACTATTAAGCAACCAGACGATTTCTTAAAAGTCAGAGAGACATTGACTCGAATTGGTGTTGCTAGTAGAAAAGACAAAACACTATTTCAGAGTTGTCATATCTTACACAAACAAGGTAAATATTACATAACACATTTTAAAGAATTGTTTGCTTTAGATGGTAAGAACTCTACCTTAACTGAGAATGATATTCAAAGAAGAAACACAATAGCATTATTACTACAAGACTGGAATTTAATTGATGTTGTTAATACAGCATTAGTAGAAAACAAAGCGCCATTAAGTCAAATTAAAGTTTTACCATTTAAAGAAAAGAATGAGTGGAACTTAGTTGCTAAATATAATATAGGCAAAAAACCAGAAGATAGTGTAAATGCAGGTTCAACCGTTTAAAAATTACCTAGAAGAAGCTACAGGCGATAAAAAGTTTTTGCGTCTGCTTATCGTTACAGATGAGTCTGAAAGTGGAAAAGAATTTCATACTGCCGGTAGACTAAAAGAAGAGTGTGAGAAGTTAAAATTTCCATACTATGTTTTTAATGTGACAGGTGGTTATACAACTTACGAGGATGGTGTTCGTAGATTTCATAACAAAGACGACAAAAAAGGTTTTGAAGTTGGTACCATGACAGTTGCTATTGTTCGTGGTTCTATTACACGAAAAGATAGTTGGTTAGATTTAGTTTCTATACTAGAAAGAGCAAATTCAACACTTGTAAATCCAAGAACTACAATTAATATTTGTGCAGACAAATATAGAACGGCATTAAGACTTGCAGATTATGGTTTAACACAACCTATGACCAAGTTGATTAATGACCCCGAAAAATCTAATGAACAAGTAGAAGAATCAGGTATTAAGTTTCCTCTTATTATGAAAACATTGAGAGGTAGTAAAGGTGTTGGTGTATTGTTTGTCGATAGTCCAAAAGGTTTAGATTCTATTGTACAACTTATTCACAAACAAGATGAAGACGCTGACCTATTAATACAAGAATATATTAAGACAGAATATGATGTCAGAGTACATGTATTAGGTGGTAAAGTATTAGCTGCTATGGCAAGACCAGTTATCGAAGGAGATTTTAGGTCAAATGTATCGCAAGGTTCAGTACCTAAAAAGATTAAATTAACTGAACTAGAAATAGAAGAAAGTTTAAAGGCTGCTAAAGCAGTTGGTGGTTATTGGACTGCCGTTGATTTTATACCTAGTAAGAATAGAGATAAACAACCACCTTATTTTCTTGAAGTAAACTCTTCACCTGGTACAGAGGGTATTGAAGACGCTACAGGAATGAATATCGCAAAAGAAGTTATTATGCATTTTGCAGATAAAACAAATAGATATACAGTACCTACAGAATGTGGTTATAGAGAAATCTTAACCATTAAACCTTTTGGTGATTTAATATCAAAATTTGATACGGGTAATTCAGGCATGCCAGTTATACATAGTGATAAGTATAAAATAAGTGGTAACAAAATTACATGGTCATTACTAGGTAAAACAATTACAAGTGATATTGTTCGTAAAGAAAAAATTAAAGTAGGTGGTTTAAGAGATTATGATGAAGACCGATATGTCGTAAAACTAGATGTAGAATTCGCCGGTGGTATCTATAGTGATGTAGAATTTACCATTGATGATAGAGAAGATAGGACGCCTATTCTTCTTGACCGTGCATTTATGAATAGATTAAATGTCATGGTAAACCCACAAAGAAAATATGTGATAACAACTAAATATAGTTTAGATTAAGGAGAAAATATGAGTGAAGTGAAAGTGAT